CTTCTCCTGATACTTTGTTCGTCGAATTATTATCCCCGTCTTCCTGGCTAATTTTAGGCTTAATTTGGGCCTGCCCTGATATCTGGCCGGAAATAATTTTATCTTCATGAATTACAACCGGCTCCCCCGGACCTGGGCGGGGTGAAAAGTAATAAAATAAAAGAGCCGTAACCAGTGCACCGATTACGACTCCAAGGAGTATTTTTTTCATTGAAAATCACTCTCCAATAATAATCCATAACTAAATCTTTTTTGTTTCGCCTGCTTGCAATCATTTAGGAATGGATACCAATCCGAAAGCCTTTTAAATACTTGGCATCCAGCGGACCAGTTATCGACTGTCTGTGAATCAACCCCTGCATGATGACAATTGATTCCGGCATTATTGACCGTTTCTTCCCGTCCGGAGTTGTAATTAATTACTTTATCCCGGTTAAAATCACGGATTAAGGTAATATTTCCAACCTGGACCAATGCCTCATATTTTCCATTATGCAAACCAAGCCCCCAACAATCCTGATAAAATCCAGGCTTAACAATAGCGGTCCCCTTGGAGTTACATGGATTAAGCAAATAATAAAGCCCCGGATCGGTAGTTGCCGGGGCTTGTTTTAGACTAACCGCATTGCTTGTCCATCGAATCCAAATAATTGCGTCGTTAAAGATATTGGGTGTTTGGTCATTAGAACGAATGCCGGTTATTAAGAGTTTGGTTTTATCAATCGGATAACCATTACGCTGATAGACTTTTAGAATATCATCAATTGAGAAGTTTTTCATTGTCCTGCATCTTTATTCATTCCATCAATTTTCCCCTGTAATATTCTCGTCAATGCGTCTAAAAATGGAATGCTTATCTGGTGTAAATCGGCAATCTTCTTGGCATTTTCTATGAAGCTTATAGCCTCTGTAATAATGATATAACCTTCAATGAGTGCCTGAATAAACTTAGCCATATCAACCAAACTGCATAAATGACCTAACGCCAACAGCCCAGCATAAACGAACATTTTAACCGCTCCCGCGCGAAGCTTGCTTGATTCAATTTTGAGGGCAGGGTGAGCCCAAGCGTAATAAATGCCAGTTATCCAATCAATAACTACTAAAGCCGCTACCGCTCCATACGCTGGCCTAAAATCGCCATAAAGCACCGATACACCCCAAATAAAAATCCCGGCTATGGCTTTCCATACCGGGAATTCGGCGAGGCGTTTTAAAAAATGAATGAAGATTTCCATCAAACAACACCATCCTTTTATAATCAAATTATAGTTCTGCATCTGCTGTCCAAGTAAAGGCCAAATGGACTAATAATTCCGAAGAAGTTATCCCTGCTTCAAACAAATTTAAATAATCTCCTGAAGTAATTACAATATTAGTAGAATAACTACCAACGCCATCACTAAGTCGGACCCTACCATTTACACCATCAACAGAAACTATAATAGTTGGACTTATTCGTTTTTGAACTTTATAATACACTACTCCTGTTTTCCAATTGGTTGTGGCTCCCCACGGCATATATTGTGAAAATACCCCTGTTTCATAGTATCTTTGACACAAGGTTATTTCTTGCCCAATCATTCTCCAACGACATGTTTTGATGTTTATGCCTTTTGCCACAATTACGTTAGCTATGTCAATCGTAAAAGCTGTATTCATAGGCATTAAAAACCGTAAAGCTAAATAATCATTGTTGCCGGTTCCTAGTACCTTTCCAGACACCGAAGGTAATGAAAAAGTAAGAGTAAACTTCTGCCAATTTGCCGTAAGCTGGATTTGCTGATTAGTTACATCTACATCAGACGAAGGACTGCTGCCAGTACCGAAACTCTGTCTAAACCCTACTTTCATAGTTCGTTCAGCATCGGCTTTAGCCCAAAAAATAACCGTGCAAGTTTGCCCGGCTAAAGTATCTACATATTCGATTCGTTGTTGGAGCTCAGGCTCTGTTGGAGCGGCTCCTGTTTGATTCCATTGTAAATATTTTTTGGGATTATCGGGTACAGCCGTTTGCCCCAGAGCAAAAGACTGCTGCGATATCGTTGCCGCACCGCCACCAAGGCTATGAGTCCGCCAACGATCTAGGCCATAACCTACCACGTTAAAACTGGTTCCTCGTTGAGCAATTTCAAATCGGGGATTAATGATATAATTCCCATTTGATACAAGTGGGGATAAATTATCATCCACCGGCACCATGCCTAAAAACGCTTCTGAAAGTCTTCCACGAACAACCCACCCATTATCATCAGCGTTTCTCTGTCTCCATAAATCATTTGCGGTATCAGCCCAATTCAAAAATGGGAATGTAATACTTGGTTCATTGGGACCAAAAGCCCACTGGAAAACGCCATTAATGAGAGCGAGCGCATCTGCCGCAGTTGTAACCTTAGTTTTAAAAATTTCGATTGGATCAGCCATTTAGTTCATCCTTTCCATGCCGGTTTATCCGGCCAAATTTCACTATCCGGTGTCATGGTTAACACAGTATCCCGGATTTGTTGCATGTAGACAAGTACCTGGTTATATATTTCTTCCGTATCCGTTGTTCCCAGTTGTGCAGCCTTCTGGGTTTCATACTGACGCGCCACTCTATCAGCTTCCGTCAAAAGTTCCCTAGCTTTAGGAATTGCATATTCTTGCCGCCATAAATCATTGCTAAATACCCATTCACCATTGGACCAAATATGGTATTTCGATGGCCGAATAGGTACTTTTTGATCGGGGTTTTGTAGCCGTTCAGTAAAACCGGCTATTTCATAATAGTTACCGTTTGTATCAATGAATCCAAAACACACATCAGCCACCCCTTGCTTTAGCTATTTGAATAATGCCTGCTGTTAAGTTTCCACCGGAATCATATATTTCAATGTCAAAATAATCTCTAGTAATCCATGAAGGATCAATCCTGTTTGTAGCCTGAACCCCAAATAAATCTGTTGTGGATGCGGTTACGCTTTTAGGAACATTAAAAAACTTACGGCGATAATAAATGCGTGTTCTAGCTGCCGGGATTTGAATATTCTCTGCAGGAATATCCTCCACATCCGGCACATCGACAATAACTTTTACTGCGCTGATAATTACATCAGTTACTCCATCAATAGATACCGAGCTGAGTCGTGGTAAAATCCTACGTCCTATAAATTGCCGGTCGCTGTAAGGGTGCCAATCGCTCCAGCCATCACCATCAACCCGAGTCTTATAATCAATGTCTATACGGTTATTCGAATTGGTGTTAAAGGTTGGGGTAATACCTAAAAGCGTTTGAGTAGCGTATTTTGGTGTAACTAAAGTCAATTTGTTATTGAGCAAAGCCTCAAACATATCCGAAAAATATTCGAAATCATTAACCGTCTCAATTGACTTGAGATGCATATTCCCCCAAATGTCATTAAAAAAACATCCTTCTTCGAGGATGTTCGGACCAAGGTCGATCTCGGAAAATGTCAATTGAGGATTAGACTTTAATTGGAGCCCCGATTCAAAGAAGTCTGAGAAATATTCAAACTCCGTAAGTAATTGTACTCCTTGAATACGCCGCCTACACCATATATCAGGGTATGAATCTTGAGCCGTACAATTTTTTAAATCCAAATTCTGCTCGTAGATTACATTTGTGGGTTTTAGTCCAAATACTGTGCAAATTGCTTTAGTAGCATTTTTAGATTTACCCCTTGATCTATCGATTGCCTTTGCAAAAAACGTCAGGGTTCCTTCGCTTGGGGCTGGAAAAGTATATTCAGTACCTTCAAACTCTTTAATTAAGGTGCTATTACCCCAACTCCACCCCATACGCAACTCATAAGCAACAATATCCGGATCGCCGCTAGGTGTAACGGTAGCTTTTAATTGAGAATCCGTTTGAGTGACAACCAACTTTGGAATATCACTTGGTAAAGTATCTTTTCCAGTAATCTTGTACGATTCTGATATTGCTCCATTCGAAAATAATCCATCTTTACTTACGGTTACTACTTTTGCCTGGATGGTTAATGCTTGCGGCAAAGCTTTTATACCATAGCTGCCACTAGAAGCCATTCCGGAAAATACCCAATCCGCTCCATTGAGGCTATAATATATATCATATCGGTTTAGCCTCAGATATGTCGGCGTGTCAAAAGTAACCTTAATATCTGATAAAACGGTCCCATCATTAAGTTGATAAGTATTCTCTTCTAACACAATGTTTTCAATATCTGGAGGCGACTGTGCTGTTAAAATATATGAGATAGGTTCAACATCAGCCAAAGATTGTTCTGCAATCCCATACACATTTCGGCTGGTAAGTTTTAAATAAACCTGTTTTCCCAGTTGTTCAATAGTAAAAGGGTACCTAAACAAATATGAGTCCAATCTTACGAACTTACTGCCGACAACATGGGATTTGATAGGCGTGTTGTAGGCCCCCCGGACTAAATAAGTAAGTGAATACTGCTTATCTCCTGTTAAGGTGGCCGTGGCATAAGCAATTAATTCCCCATCAACCCAACACAGAGTATTAAGATTTTGCGCATCCCCCTGAGTCCCACTTGCTAACTGGCCTCGATAAAGCTGTACTTTCAGGTTATTAATTCTATCAAGTACTTCTCCAGCTGGTAAAGAGGTAGTTAAAACACCGTGCCTACTTGGTCCATCTATCGTTCCTATAAGTTGATACTGTTCTCCTGTGTCGCTTACCCAAACAGAACAACCGCCCCACATACTACCGCCACTAACAGCAATTCCTGTCGACAATCCTTCGGCAATTTCAGGAGAGAAATCAAAAACAGTTGCAATTGTATCACCTGGAGGCTCATTACAATTACTGCTAGCCCGTTCTGCTTCATGAACTTCAAACCGCGCAGCGGAATTGGCCCCCGGTTTTCTACCAATGGCCGTTATACTAAGTTCTCCATCCTCGTTTTCCTCGACTTCATCAATTAAAACAGGAATTGGATTTGAATTAATTACAGGATCATAAATTGTTACAAAATCTCCCGGCTCAAGTAAACAATGAGTCCATCCAAGTTTAAAAATATATTTATTTCGCCCATACAAACTCGCTTTAACCAGAAGATTAGCCACATATTGCGCTCGTGCTTTTGTATGTAAAAAAGGCAAACTTACTGTTGAAGAAGTCCGACGACCTCGACTATTAATATCCGTAAGTATTTCCCCATCAACCGTCTCGGTCTCATAGGCGTTTGCTCGGTTTGTAAATTCCACCGGAACATGATTGAAGGCCTCTGCGTTATCGGCTCTTTCAAAACTTACTAAAGGATCGTCATCTAAAAAATCATCTTCGGTTAAGTTATAAAGCGGAGTACTATCTGGCTCATAAATAACACCATTAGCCTCTATTCGCTCATCACATTTCGGTACCAGTTTTAATTTGCTTTGGCTCCAAAATATAACAGTATTAGTCGCTTTGCAGATATCGTTTATTATTTCATAAGCTTTTCTCGTATCTGTAAGCGAGACTGTTATGAGAAGGTCGGCGGCTTTGCAAAATATCCTATACCGATTTAAACTATCTGCATCAATTCCGCCTACACCAAATCCAACTCCATTAACCGGATCGCTACATATAAAAGCTATGGCATCGGCAGGATTAACATCAATTCCATCCCCCGTTCCCCGTAACATACCATAAAATTCAAAGTTTAATTGGGGTACGCTTCCGCTATCACCCAAATTCATTACACCGGCAACATAGGCCAATCCCGAGTATGGCAGAGCCTTAACCGGATTTCTTGACGTGGTATATTGCCAAGGGGGTTGACCATAAACTCCACCGAAAACAGTTAAATTTAACGCGGGTAAGCTGCTTTCGCCATCTTGTGTCCATACTCTCCCAACACCCCCCGGCCCTTCTGCTAAACCCATCAGGACAGCAGCAGTATATGTATATGTTGTATTAACGGTTTTACCGCCACCCTTACCGGTGTGTTGGGTTTCTTTGTTAGATATTGGAGTAAAATCATAATAATCTATTACATTGCCCGGTATTTTGGACGTACCTAAAACGAGGGAAACCACAAGACCATACGTAGCGTTGTTTAATTGAATTTCCCCGACTTTTGTTCCTTCGGTTTTTGTAGTCTTACCGCCCATTATTAGGCCCCCTTTGCTCTGACCTTTGCCATTAACAATTTAGGTCTGTAGAACCCAGTTAACCGGCTACTACCGTCATCATTACACAATAAAGCTTCGCCTGCATCGGAGGCAATAACGCCAAATCTGACATAAGCATGGATAACTTGTGGCCATTCAATGATGATTGCTGAATGACTTGAGCTTTTCCCAAACTTAAACATCGCAATATCTGCCGGTAATGGATTTTCAACCGGATCGCAATATTTCAAAATCCATTCCAAATATCGTTCCTCTGACCTGTGAAGATGAATTTCATGAGGATAATATCCGGGATTACATTCTCCAGGTTGAATAATACCTGCATTTTCATAAACGCCAATCAAAAATTGACCACAATCAACTCCAATACCCTTCAATCGCGCCCCGGAATGATAAGGGGTTTTAAGCCATGTTCTAGCCTCAGCAATAACTGCCTGTTGTTTTTTGACTATAGTCATACAATCGTCTCCTTAAGCGGAATATAGGGCGTCGCTCTATTCCTGCTAATATTGCCAAACTTATTCTGACAAGTAGCCGGAGTTTTATCACATCCTGGGTATATTTTAAAGGTATCTCCAACAGCCGGAGCCACATCCAAAGGGATCAGCATAATTATCCTTCCATTAGCCTGATATGAGCTATCGATCGGAGCAGACACCCCGGCCAACGCACCAGACAACCATTCGATCCCGCCTTGCTGGTAATACCCGTCTGGTTTACTAACGTTTGTATTAAAATCTTGATATGATGTTACGGCTGTTACTTTACCGGTTGTGGTAAAAGAAGCTAAATTAAGGCCACAACCCGCATCATATAAGCTGTAATGGCAAGTTGGATAATATTTACGTAGTGGATATTCAACATTAAGTTTTTGAACCCCTGATTTAACGGTCCACTTCATTTCCAGGCCCCCGCCATTTTCTACATCAACATACCCCGTGAACATTTCTACCGCTCCAACAGCTATACCGGGTGATCCCATGAAACATCGATATAAGGATAATGTCGCTTCGTCAAACCCTCCATTATGGGCAATTTGCATTATAGGAGTATTGCTAATTAAGTCATTCGTGTCTGCATAGACTGTAACTGTTAATTTATCGACGCTGATTCCGGATGATAATTTAATTGTCCCCCGCTTAAAATGAGGGCCTTTATGGTTATACGTAAAGCCGGACACGGTTATATTTTGGTCATAACTGGCATAACGAAAAACCAATCCACTTTTTAAGGTTAGCTCATATAAATCACACATTAAGAATTCTTTACGGGAATGAAGATATTCAAACAACTCAGTAGATATTTGTTTCACCTTGCGGTCACCAGCTTTATTTTATTAAGCTTATAAAAACCATACCAAAAGTTGGTCCAATCAAAATCATCACTTTCGAAAGCAACTCGCCAATAATAATCAAAAGTTGCTGTTATAATTTTTCCGGAAGCTGGAGGTATCATAAATTCAACCCAACCGTCTTCTTTCAAGGGCGCGTTAATAAGTTCAGCATCGGCAAATATTTGCAACGTGCCATTTACCACACCGTAAACAGGTTCAACAAAAAGGTCTTTAAAGTTGCGAACCAACTGAAAACCTGTATTTATTCCATCACCAACGCCTATTCTGACTTTTTCCTGATGGTAATCCTCCATATCCAGCCAAAAGAACGGCTGATGTTGGCCTCGTACCATGGCAAAAAAACCAGCCGCATATTCAATTTCTTCTTGATCTAAACAGGTATAGGAACACTCTAAAGTCCATTCTGGGTAAGACCAGCGGGAAAGTGTTTTACGTTTCCCGCTGCCATATTTTTGTATTTTAGTTTCCCAGCTTTGGGTTTTAGCGTTATTCCATGCCATTGACGGCGGACTTTGAAAAATTGGCAAATCCATGATTTATACCTCCACTGGTGCAAATCCCCGGACTTCTTTTTTAAGGAATTTAATAACCTTAGAACCCCCACCATTTTCAAGCCAATACTCTGTTGATTTACCGTCCAATGTTTGAAGGGTAATTTGATATTGATCGCCGGCAGGTTGTTGATTTCCGAGTAAACCTGATTTATCAAGTGATTTACTATTAATGGGTGAGGCCGCATTCGAATATCGATTGGATCCGATTGTATCAAGCGATGGCCCAGTAACAAGTCCGCCTGTGGCGAATGCTGGCATCCTTCCAGCATTAAGGGCATCAAAAAAGCCTGTACCAAATTTTTTGACGGTAGAGGCTTTCATCACATATTCACCATCTGATAAACGAGCCCAAACATTGTCTGATGTCCCTGTTCCCGGTCCCGACACAGATCCCCCGGATGCAAAAGCTGTCGCAGCTAAAACAGCTGCTAATACCGCCGCAATAGCGATTAACGCGGGAGCAGAGTTGCCACCAAAACTTGCTAAAGAGGTAACTGCCGCCGCAGGAGCCCAGGCCGCCGCCGTGGTAGCTGCTGCCTCTGTTGATCCGGCTGTTGTCGTTCTTTGTACCGTTTGCCCGGTTATCATCATCATGATTTGCCCGGCAATCCATTTTGCTACCATCTGGCCTATCATCGTTAAAACAGAGCTTTTAAGTTTTGACCAAGCATCACCAATTGAAGATACGCCATTGATAATATCAGCAAAAAAGGTCGTCATTCCATCAAAAGCACTGGCCGTTACCTCTGCCATAGCTTCCATTGCAGTCAAATGAGCTGCCTGCCAAATCTCATAGTAAGTATCAATCATTGCTTGACGGCCTGCCAAATCTTCAGACATTGCCGCCCGTTCCGTGTTCAATTCTTCCATGTATGCGGCAATCTTTCCATCTTTTCGGGCTTGTGCCAATGCATCTTCGTTTTTTTGATAATCATATCGAAGGGCTAACAAATCATTATAATATTGTTGATCTATAACATATCGGTCTTTTGCTGCCTGTTCATTGAAATTAACTGTTCCATCAGCGTACTCTTTAAAGGCGTATCCAGCCTCTTGCCAAGCTGCAATCATTTCCTGCTTCTCTGCAGCAGTAGCCGTACTAAATTTGGTTTGTAAGTCTTCGTACTTTCTTTCGATATCAGTTATAGCTTTATTATAATTGGTGCTTAGGTCATTGACATCTTTATCAACGCCCTCTAGCCCAATTCCACTTAATTGGTTTTGATTGTTTGTAACATCATCCTGAGCAGCGCGTTTGAGGTCCTTGATTCTCCTGGCTTTATCCTCTTCAAGCTTAATGGACTTAGCTTTATAAATAGCATCCAGTGTAGCCATATCTTCTTTATATGTACCATAGGCATTTCCAACTTCTTTAAGAGCATCTTGTTGCTGCTTATACCAAATATCGAGCTGTTCTTTATCGTTATCGTTGGTTTGGGCCCAAGCGCTAGCAAGAGTTTCATGAAGACTTTTAGCTTTTTCTTTTAGCTTATCGGGATCGGTGCCACCTTGGAGTAGAGATGGAGAACCACTGTTACCCGTCTTACTTGTATCGCCGGTATTACCAACAGGTTTAACTGGATCTGGAGTAATAAGTTTAGTAAGTTCTTGCTGTTTCTTAGCAATTTTAGCATCTGCTTGTTCAAGCCCAGATTCGTAAGCACGTCGATATGATGCTATTTGTTTGGCAATTTCAGACTCCGATAAAGGTATTGGAGAGTTTAACAGTATCACTTGGCGTAAGTGTTCGTTTTGCTTTTTGATATTATCAGCCATACCTAAATAATCTTGCTGCCAAGCAGATACATAAGCATCTTTCTCTTTTTGAGCTGAATCAACAGCTTTTTGGGCGTTTTTGATTTTCTCTTTATAAGCTTTATCTTCTAATCGCTGTGTTTCTTTAAGTTCGGCATTTAAAACACGTTGTTTAGCGGTCAAATTAAGAACGGCATTACCCTGATCATCATATCCAGTAACCATACTAGGGGCCAAGTCGGCTATTTTATTGCCAATTTTATGAAACTCTTTTAACTCTGCTGTGGTTAATTTTGACTTGTTTTTTAACTGCTCGTATTGGGGGATAAGTTGCCTGAGAGTATCATATTTGTCTTTTTGTGTTTTGACTGCTCTCTCAGATGCAGTTTTATAAGCATCTACCGCCTTAGTAATCCCCCATACTGCCGCCGCAACTGCCGCGCCAACTGCGATATATGGAAGCAACGGCGCTAAAGCAGCTACGGCATTTATAGCAAGCGATTTCAAAGCCGGAATAGCCGCCCCAGTTATTGCTCCGGCTAATACGGTTATTGCAATTGATACCCCTGGAGGTACCATTTCTTCTAATGTTTCTTTTATGCCAACCTTATCAACGGATGCTTTAAATTCAACAAGATAATCTCTAGCCTTAATAAGGGTTTTATTAATTCCAAAGGCTTTATCTACAGTCGGACCGATCCCCGCTAAAATTTGCCCAGCGCTTGAAACGATGGTATTCCAGACAATCGGCGTTTCATTGGCTATCTTGTCCATGGAGCCTTTATAATCTTTCTGCAGGCCTGCCAAAATAGTTTGTACTGCTGCTCTTCCGTTTATAGAACCCTTTTCAGCTAATTTCATGACTTCGGCAATTGAAACGCCCATTGCCTCAGAAAGATAACGCCAACCTTGAACGTTATTTTCAGCTAATTGATTCATCTCTTGAGCTGAAACCTTGCCCTTGGCAGTCATTTGAGACAAAGCCAAAATGATTCGGTCAATACCTTCTTCACCTTGTCCTAGAGCCGCGCTTGCATCCCCGACAGTAGTTAAAGTGGGGATTACTTGATCGGCGGCTGTACCTAAAGCCAAAAGTTTCTGAGCGCCTTTTGCATAGGTTTCGAAGCTGAACGATGATTTATCATCAAGCTTTTTCAAATCACCAATCATATTTTTGGCAGTTTCAGCACTTCCGGTCAATGTTTCTAAAGCCTTTTGAGTCATTGACAATTTTCCTGCCAAGGATACACTTGCAACACCAGTAGCCCCAATTGCTGCAGTCAAAACCCCAAGTAATCCCGCTGCTGCGCTGGAAGTTTCTAACGCCTCTGGTCCAAAAGCGCGTTTCATTTGGCGCTGGCTTGACGCTATTTCTTTTCGAAGCCCGGAACTATTCGCATTAATTTTTACAAGTAATTCAGCTATGGTCGCCATTGGCATTATCACCCCCATACACATGTTTAAACTGTTCTTTTAAATACGCTTCATCATCAGCCTTGTTCTGCTTTTTCACAGGTTTACGGAGTGGTTCGAGTAACCTTTTAGGCGTTATAGAATGTTTCAAGGCCTTGCCGGATACATTCATCAGTTGGCAGACAAAGTAGGCGGTCATGTTTTCATGCAACTCTTGCCGCCAATTATAACCATCCAAAAGTTGGAGAAACTCTCCCGGCTGTAATCGTTCGAATTCCCAAGGGTTTAAATTTAATGGCCCATACGCAATTGGCTCAGCCCATTTAATCCAATCATGAAAAGAGAGGACGGTTTCTACTTCTCCGTCCTCTTCTTGACGTTTTTTGGGGCCACCTCATCCTGATCAGGTTCAACCCCAGACAATTTTCGAAGCTCCTGTTCAACTTTATCCTGAGCTTCTTTTCCGAATATTCCGGATGCCGCTATCGCTTTTACCAAAGGAACCGCAAAATCATCGATAGTACCACCGTTATCTAGATGTTCTTGTATTCTTTGAGCATAAAATTCCGTATTAGGCCTATAATGCTGCTTCATTCCAATGGGTAAGGCAGTCAAACAAAAATTCACTCCCACATCTTGACGATTAGCAATTGAGGTAATTGTTTGCCCCATTGCTTTTTCCAATTCGGCTAAACGCTGGATATCAAACATGATGAATTGATTCGGCCCCAAAACCTCAAACGGTATTGATTTATTCATTGCTATATCTCCTTTTATCGCCTATTGGCGTTAATATTCAAATTAAAAAGCCCCGGCAAGTACCGAGGCTAAATCTCATTTTAACTTTTATAAAAAAATTAAGACGCAACTGTAACGGCAACGGTTAAATCGTTCCCAGCATTCATTGTAAGAGTGAACACTTTTACCCCATTTGCCAATCCACTAAGGTAATCTCCCTCAATGGTCAAGACACCGCCATCATATCCGTAATTAGAAGTATTAACTGCAGTAGAACCAATTTTTAAGCCTACTAAATCAACTGTCCCTGTTGATGTTACGGTAAATTTCACATCAGCAGGAGCGGCTTTACTAAATGTAGCTTCAGATGGTGTAACCGTGTTAGTCATTTCGGTTGGATCTTTCAAATCCGAAAGCGCTCCATTGCCTTCAAGAGTCCCTTTTAGAGACGCTTCACCATCATGCGGTGTATCAAAACTAAAATCTGTAATAGCCGCCCAGCCGGTGCGGTATTTTTTATTCGGATATTCAAACTTGATATTGACTTCTTTGCTTAGATTAAATGCCGTTTCTAAGGCCTCAATTCCGGGATCGCTAAGTAATACTAAACCATCAAGATCGACACTCCACCCTCTCATACCCGCTTTGGTAGATTTCCATCCACCACTAGTCTTATGACTTACGTCAATACTATCCGCAGTTCGTCCTAATGAGCTACCCCGTTGACCGCCAATTAACGTCCAAACAGGAGTGTCTACAGTACCCGTATTAACATACAGCAAATAATCTTTTCCAACTGTAGCGTTTGATTGAGAAGGATTGTCCGGCAAAGTAACGGTAAAAAACACATAAAACATTGCCGAAACACAACCTAAAACCAAAGCTTTACAAGTCCGCCTAACAAATTTTTTAATATTCACTTTTTATTTACCTCCTAAGTTTTGAATTTTACAGACCAGAGTTAAAACGCCATGGTATCCTGCTTTTTCTTCCGGAAATGCTTCGAAGAAATCAATATCTTGACTCATCACATCGAAGCCTTCTCTTGATAAATCAATGGGCCATGAAGTTAAAGCTGCCGTAATATCATTGGCGATCTCATTAACCTCTTTTTTCCCTTCATACTCAGACCAAATGTGTATTTGTTGAGAAATATCATGGATGTCGGCTGTTTTATTGCCAACCTGCTTATCAGTAAAAGCACCAAGAGTAATATAGGGAAACCTTATTGGGATGCAATTTCGCTGCTCATCAAATAACGGATTGCCTTCTGCATCCATTTGATATTCAGGTACATCATCATAAACCGGCGTGGTTTGTTTGGTAGCAAGAATAGAAAAAACGCCCTTTTGAAGAGCGTTCATTGGGATTCTACGAATTATCACGGCTGCACTGCCTCCTTCAGTCCTTTGATTAAATTTGGTTTTTCGTCTTCAACTGAAGGCCTTATATATGGATGTTCCTTACGTTGGGGAATATGGGCACTCTTTGAATACATATCTGCGACGCCAAGACCAGGTGACGGTATTTTTAAAGCTTTTTTAGTATCTGGCTTTTCAAAGGCTGCTTTCGCTCCAAACTCAACCAAATGAGCGATGGAGCTTTTTACAGAAACATATCCGGTAACTGCTTTACGATCAAAGCGACTTGATGTTTTCTTTTTTAAACTACCAACCGCCCGACGTCTTGTTCCTGCAGCAATATTGCGGGTAGAAGTCTGAACCTGATTTTCAATTTTTAATGCAGTACGACCATCATAAGCGCCAACCTTATCAAGCGCTTCGCCCAATTCCGGAACGGAGAGATTGACTCTAAAACCATTGCTGCTCATCGAACCACTTCCTTGCAAACCAAAACCATTTTTAATGGGTTGTCGTCATCGTAAGAATGCTCAACACTAAATGTCCTGTTTCCAAACAACACCTGCCAACCGCGCCTCACATCAGACCGTTTCCAAATTATCATTTTTCGAAGCATCTCGCTGACAATAGTTCCGGCGCTCTCAACTGTCTGAATACTTGGCCTAATAAATTCGGCCCAAACAGAAGTAACAGTTTCGTATGATGGCTTACGACCGCCTTGCCCGTCAGTTACCTTAACGGGCTTTTGAAGAATGATTTTTTTATCCATTTGACCAATGCCCATCAAACCACCTCTAACTTGCCTGGTTTTCTTGTATCACCCTTGCCTTTAATTGCCCGATCATTCCTAGTACACCCGGATCGCCAGTCTTGCCGATCATTCCCGGATCTTCGATCCATTGAACCAACAAAACAGATGCTGCCATTATTGCAACTGGATCAACAGCTGTATAAGTTTCTGTCAAAGCCCCCCAATTCTTCCCTGTAGCACCCTGAATATATGAATCGATTGCTGGGAGAAAAATAGTTGTTACCTTCTCCGGTATTTCTTCAGGAGTGCTGAAATTTAATGCATCGCAAGCCTGCTTTGCTGTAAGAATTGGCATTTTACCCCACCGCCTTACTTCGCCTTCTTTATAGTTTTTTTAGGGTTCTTTGTGGTACCAGCCTTTACAACTGTTTCGGTCATGGCTGGTTCGGTAGTTTCCAAATTTCCATCCTAACCTACTTTGGAAATTCCAGCTTGTAACTGCCCGGTTTCTACGGTCGTTTCAGTAACATTCAAAGTCATAACCGTTTCATTTGTTACAGCAGGGGTTTCATTTGATTTATCCGTCACCATTTCATTCGTTACAGCGGGTGGTACTTCTGATTTGTCCGTTACCGTTTCATTTGTTACTATTTCCCCTGTTACATCCGTATGTGTTACTGTTTCATTCGTTACAGGCGTTTCAGTTACAACTGGTTCTGTCTGCTCTGGTTTAGTGGTCTCCGTAATGGAAGGTGTCTCGGTCTCGGTGTGTCCAGTTACTTCGATTTGTGTTTGACCAGATTCAGCAGTCGTAACCTGTTCAGCTTTTTTAGAAGGTAGATACCCACCATCTTGGAGCTCAACAATCCGTTCTAAATCGTCCGATTCATAAATACTTCCAGCATTATACGGTGCCCCTGTGATCCTATCAAAGAAAGCTTTTTCTACCCTAAATTGCATATAAATCCTCCTTAAAGTAAGAGACAGGATTTTTAACCCTGTCTCTTATTAATTCATTAAACTTGTAACTTAGGCCGCAGCGGCTTTCTTCACACGCACAAAACCATTATAGGCCACAACATTACCACCGGCATAAACCTCGCCGCGGTGCGCAATCATGCCCTCTTTAAATTTGTAATCAGTCGAACGCTGGACATCTAAATCACTGAAGACAACCAATTTGTAGTTAGCTAACGAACCATAAGCCATACAATACGCCCCGGTGGCAGTACCAGAAGCAGAAATTGGAGAAGCTGCGCTGTTAATAATGAACGGAATTCCATCGATTGTTCCAGAATTTCCGTTTGTCACGATAGTGTGGAACGGTTTACCATCGGTTGTGCGTAATTGACTAAATGCTTTTAAATCAGCCTTATTTAAAATTAACGTAGCTTGTTCCTCAACGGCTTCATCTCCGCCATAACTGAAAATGATTTCGTTTAACGTGGTATTTGTGATTGAAGCGATAGGCAAATCGGTACTTGTGTCAATTGCCGTCGCCGCAGTTGTCAAAATACCAACCAGGTGACCAGTAGCTCCGCTACCGATTAATATTTCTTTGGCTAATTTTTTACGCGCCGATCGAGAAATACCGTTCATAACGACGCTCTCGTAATCGGCAGCCGGAAGTTTTTTTACCTCGTTTGTAATTTCGCTATATGCTGTAATTTTAGTCTTGTTGATATCGGAATAACCGAATGCAACATCAGTAGATGTCGGGGCAGCGCCTTCATCAGTGTAAGTACCATCCGGAGTTGCTTTTTCATACGGCTGGCTAAAAGATTCACCGCCATTGATTACCAATCGATCCACTCCGTCAACCAAGTTGGACACCTGATTGAACGTACCGTTAATCGTGCTGGAAGTCTGTTTCGGCAGTACAATGCTGGAGCTTGCAACAGATACAGACCGTCCTTCTTTTAAATCTTTTCCCCGTTTTTCACGGTCAGCCAACTCTTTGGCCTCCCGGTCTTCGGCTCCGCCCTTGCCTCCAGGAACCGGTTTAAAACCTACTCCGGGAGTAAATGATCTTTGTTCCGGATTATTATTTGAACCCTGAGTCACTGCAGCGGTTCTTGCATCAGGCTCATTCTCCGGATCATCACCTGGGGTATTACCGGCATTTTCTGTGGCTTCAATCTCGGAAATAGCATCCCTTAACTCTGTTATTTCTCCGTTTAACTCCTCGATTTGCTTATGGATGGACCTCAACTCTTTAACGTCTTCGCTCTTCTCAGACTTAGCAATTAATGCTGCCCGAGCCTCTTCTTTTGCCTTCAAAAACTTTAATAGTTTATCTTTACCCATATTTAAATTCCTCCAATTATTTTGTTCTTTAGCCTCATGGCTTCAATCTCGCTTTGCTCGTTTAAACTATCCAGTTCTTGAGCACGGGCATTCTCCAATGCTCGTTTGGCGCTCTCCAGCGCTTCATTGCTCCGAGCAGATATATCAGTCCCGTCATAAGCGGGAAACGATACCGCAGATACTTCATAGACCTTTGAAATACTTTTAATGGTCCTGGTTGGCATATCGGTATCCAGCCCAGTCCATTCATCTTCGGAGACATCAAAAATAAAAGACATCCCCGAGATGTCTCCCCTGCCAACTGCACTATAAAGGGATTTGGCATCTGAATTATTTTCAGTGTCCAGATTCGCCCTTGTCGCAAGACCTTGATCATCTACTTGTAATTGTAATGTCGAATTCGCGTTGTTATTGCGGCTCCTGGCAAGAGGGATTTTACGCAAATCATGGTTAACACTAAATAAGACATCCTTAAAATCCGTCTTATCGAACGCTCCCCGCAGGATAATTTCATTAAACCATCCTGCAATACTCGTTTTTTGTCCAAAAACAGCTGCATGACCTTCAATTATATTCCCTCCTTCGGTCGCTGTGGCTCTTAAATCAGGCATAGAAAAAGCGCGAAATTCCGCTCCATCTTTGAATTTCTTATTCATTCGTATTACCATCCTTTCCGCCATTTTTAATGGCACCGGAATTACTTAGTTGATACCTATCAACAAACTCAACATTGACAAAGTTAAGACTCTGCAACCGCCGATCCCCGCCATCAAATGGGGGCTCACCGAACATATCGTTGATTTGATTTAGCGTCATTATGCCAGTATTTGTCGCCAAATTTGCAATTTCGATTTTATTTTGAGTGCTGAGATAAGCCGTTCGACTGTAATAACATTTAATTCGATGGCCTACATCCTGCTCTCTAACAGAAAACAGGCAACTTGACGTTGCCTGCTCAAATTCAACTATAAAATCTTCAATGCAGTTTTGATAAAAGGCACTATGTTGATCGCCATTATAATCTCCAGATAAAATCGCCTCGGATATACCGTACCGTTCCCGGACGATTGACTTTAAGAATTTCATCACTTCGCTGTCAATCTTGGCCACCCGCAAATCAAGCGGCGTAAATTCGCCCGCTAAATCAGTTGCAACGATTCCAGATTGACTAGTGGAGATATGTTCTTCAAATTGATCTCTTTGAGCCTTAAGTTTGTCAGAATCAACTAACGTTTTAACATGGTATAAACCGGTAATTTTAAGACTGGCTTCGATGGTTTTAGGCAAACCCTGCATTACCTGATCTAATGTCGTTACAGCTTTGAGTAAATCTTTTGTATCCGGTCGACCGTAATCGTTCCCACCACCAACAATAGTATTTTTACCCCGGCGCCATCTTAGGTGAATTAGATCCGAATATAAAAGGATATCACTAGTTCCATCCCGCCAGTAAAATTTAATCTCCCAAATTTCCCCGGTATCTTCATCCACCCCTATTTCTATCTGTGTAGGGTTGAGGGGATAAAATGCTATGTATTTTCGAAATGAATTACCCTGTGAGTCTTTCACCATTATATATTGAGGATAAATAAAGCAATTGTGGTCTTTACGCCTCAGCCATTCGCAACAAGCCAAGAAGTCTTTTGTGGTTTGTAACGGATTAGGCTGGAAACGGAAAAGCCGGGTTATATCATCATTTAATTGTTTGATATTACCAGGCTTCTGAATAACTGATACAACGTTTATTTTGCTAATCTCAGTCGCTATTCGGTCAATACAGTTATTTACGAAATCGGATAAATAAACATCCTCACCAAAACTTGAAAAAATAGTCCGACCATCATTAAGGATAGCGGTCAATTGATTTAACCGCCGTTTAATTGTAAAACCGGCGACCACTTTTTTAATATAATTAAACAATACCCCGCCTCCTTAACATTTCTCTATATACTCAGATTTAAACCGGCTAAAGGTTGCATATCCAATAATGAACCCAAGAGCACCATCAATCCTGTTCTTTGATTGACCCTGCAATTTAACTGGCATGATACGGCCAATATTATCCATTTTGATGCTAACATTTTTAAGGTTCCACAGGTCCATAGGATTATTATTATAATTAAGGTTTTTACCTTTAAGCGCAGCCTCAACTAAGCGCATAGGATTTGATAAACTGCTATAATCCATCCCAATTCGCTCCAATACTTCTTCACCAAAATATTCAGCGAATAACTTTTTAAATCCAGTGGCGTGCCAATTATCAAACCCACATTTATAGGGAAGCATTTTATAATTCGTGTATAATCCGTAAAACCACTTAACAACCATTTCCGGATCTACTTCATCACCGGGGCAAATAATTACTAATCCTTGCTTGGCCCATTCCCGATAGTTCTTTTTCTCGGGATTAGTCTTGTTTTTTTCGTCATTTTCAAGTATCGCATCGGCTTTAGATTCCGGAATGAAATACATTGTTAAAGAGTAAATTTTCTTATCATCTTTATTATAAAAAAGAGCTTTAGCATTACACAAATCTGTTGTTTCCGCAAAGTCAAGAGCGCCAATATAATAATGACCCCGGAATTTTTCGGGGTCAAAAGTAGCTGGATTATTGATATCGGCTTCAGTTAGCCAAGCGGTAGCAGAATTTTGTTTAATATTAAAGTCTTTAGCCAGCACAAAGGCGCGAGTTGCAGAATTTGTTTTTGCTTCTTCAACCTTTCCTCGTAAATAACTCCATTTTTTTATTACGCCAATTCCCGGGTTTGATTTAATCCAGCTTTTTTCATTCTGCCAAACCTCGGACTCCGAATCTTGCGTATAAAGCCAAATTCTCCATCTGCGGCGTAAAATCTCTCTTTTCAAAACTTGACGGGCCTCACCTAGACGATGATCTAAATACCCATCATCAACAAATCCCTCTGTAGTTAATTCGAAATATAACGGTTCATCCTGAGTTGATAATGCCTGACGAATTGGCTCAATCGGAGTATTATCCTTCATTTCATGAACTTCATCCGACATACCAACACGAATATTTTTCCCTTCCTTGGCACCGGTTTTGGCTGAAATCTTTTTAACGTTACCCTTATTTTGCTTGCTGAATTTACCTTTTTTCTTTTTTTGCTTAGGATTACCAAAGGATATTCCTTTGATATTCTTGCGTGTAACCCTTTCAAGGTCCTTGCTTTCTTCACGCATAGCATTGATAGCCTGAAAGGCAAGATCGGCTTGCTCGTAATCGTTTGAGCTGCAGAGTATCTTGGTTCCCATATCACCACAAAATAATTCTGCCAAGCAAATAGCACTAATTAACGGGGTTTTGCCATTTTTACGAGCTACCAGGAATAAAACTTCTTGAATTAATCGGACCGAGCGCCCGATTTCATCGTCGTAGATTTTAAAAATATAAATTGACTCAATAAAAGCTTTTTGAAATAATTCCAATAAAAAAGGCTTCCCGGCAAAGGGAGCCTCGTAATGCTTACATTTGGTTTCAATAAATTTAATCCGTTTATTGGAATCAGTGAAATCGATTTTAATATCCGGGTCTTCAAAATCATCGAGTATTATATCGAATTCCTGTTTTAATTCACATCCAACAAATATTTCGCCGCTTTCGCATTTCATCATATACTGAAGCAGGCTTGAATTTGGATATTGAAGAAATAATCGGTCTAACCTATCGCCCATATCAAACCAGCCCCATTATTCAAACTCGTCAAGCCCGTCATCATCTTCATCGCCGATATTTCGGCCTAATACACCGCTTAACTTCGCGATATAATTCAAATAATTAGCCCTTACTTTGACGATCATTCGACTTACCGGCAATTCTTTTTGCTGCAATGGATTATCAGGATTGACTTTAACTAAACCACTTTGCTTAACAATTTCATTCAGTCGGTTCAGTTCGGATCGGAGCCGAGCAGCCTCCCAAATTGCTCCATCAATTAAGGATAACTGCTTTTCATCTATGCCCTCAAATAAGGCCTTGATTCTCGAATACTCTTGCTGTATCTCCATGCACATCACCCAAAGTCAATTTATTTCAAAAACCGTCACCGAAAAAGTCAAAATTTTAGTATGCGTGTTTTCCTTGTCCCCTCCCCGGTCCGGGTGTACGAAAGATAAATTCTTAAGTAGGGGGGCTATGCCTATGCTGTATATTCATTCCACCATTTATCAATCCATTTAATCCAATCGTGTTTGATATCCTGTACCTGCATTGCCCTTGCATAACACTCTTCTTTAGTACATGCACAGTATATCAGTTCGGCTCCAAGCTCGCTGGCTAACCTCTCCCGTTCTGCTTTATTCGGATACCCACCGATTATATACGCATCATGCCATCCTCCATACCGAGTCTTAATCATATCAAGCATCTTATCTCTTAAAGCAAATACATTGAACCTTAAGTTATCTGGCTTGATATATAAAGGCATCCCGCTTATACATTCAAAGATTCTGTCGATATCCAGTATCATATCTCCGTATTCGGCCAATTGATTCACCAGCGTATTCTTGCCACTCATTGGACTGCCATAAACAATATAAACATTGTGCTTGTTATATCCATACCGTTTGTGTTCCCGATTGTGGCAGTCAAAACAAATCAATTCAACATAGTCTTTATTTAATGTAATACTTGGGTCATTGATGTTTTGAGGCATCAATGTAATCTTATGGTGCCCTATCAGTTTCGAAGTATCTTTATCTATCCGACCGCACTTTTGGCATACTGGACCACGTTCCAATATAAGATTAAATCTAAATTCTAGCCATTCCTTAGATGCATAAAACTTTTTAGCAAAGTCCTGTGCCATAACCCTTTACCACTCTTTTAATTTTAATTCCTGCTCCCTTAGCTTAAGCACTGCATTGTCGTACTTAATCTTGTGCTTATTCATTGGGTTCATATTGAAGTAATTAGCAAGCCAATCAAGCGCCTTTTGCCGGTCCTCCAATTTAATCTTTAACCCATGCTTACCTTTGCTAATCTCGCAAATCAAACCGCCATCAACTTGGTCGCTACCCTTAAAATTTAAATAATTCAGCTTAAGCATCTTAACTTTGCCATCCTTATCAATTGGAATGGCTCCATTAGGATCAAAATCTATAACTTCTTCAGTACCCCATTCGGCAACATCAGTCATGTCTGCAAATGCTACCCGCATGTAGCGCTCAACAATATCATCTTCGGTTATCATGATAGATTGTATCTTAATTTCTTTAAGACGCTGAACCTCAGCTCGAATGTGAGGATTAGTCAATAATTCATAACCGATTTGTCTTGCGGTGTTTGGCGAATATCCCGCCTTAATTGCCGCTTGAGTCGCATTAAAATTGCGAATATAAAACAAACAAAAAAGGCGCTGCTTTTCAGTCAGCTCCTCGTTGACATCCTTAAACTTAATTATAGGATTTTCGATTACCGTTGCTTTCTTTTTCGTTGCACCTTTTTTGTGTTGCGCTGCTTTCTTTGCCGTTTCATTATTAGATTTATGGCTTGCTGCGTCTTTTTTAACCGCAACATCCTTTTTGCAACGTTTTGTCCTGGATACCCAAGAACGAATAGTTCCGGCTGGTATGTTATATTTTTCGGCGCACTGTTGCGCCGTTGCACCTACTGCAATTTCGTTTAAAATTCGTTGCTTAAGTTTCTTATCCGCCAAATCACCTCACCACCCAAAATACGTCCTTTATTTCTGTTTTTTATATATCTTAAAATGCTTTGGATTTGTTGGCCAATAACTTATTACCCAACCCGTCAAAGGAATTCCTGGAAATAACAGCCCATACCCTCTACTATCTTCTTCAACCCATCTAGTTAGTCTAATAAAGAACCATTGAATAATAAATTTATTGACAAACTCCAATTTACTCATTTCAATTTATCCCGCCATTCTTCCTCGTATTACATCACAATAAACCTGCTCCATCTCAATTCCAATAGAGTTACGTCCTTCTTTCTCTGCAACATAGAGCGTTGTTCCCGAACCAGCAAAAGGATCCAAGATTAATCCGCCCGGTTCTACTGCTTTAACCAATTCCTGAATAATCTTTTCGGGCTTTTGTGTTGGATGCAGTTTTGTCTGTGGAACTGTTGCATGATAACAACCATCAAATGGGCCGCGTCCAGGAGCTTTTTCACATGGTCCTTTCGTTGCAAAAATGACATATTCACATTGGTGTCAATGATATCCGGTATGAGGCGACCTTGAACCTCTGCCCTTATCCCAGGCAATCAATCCTCGCCATATTAACCCTGCTGCCTGTACTGCATCGGTTGCGGTCGGTAATTGCCGCCAATCAATGAACATATAAAAGCGACCGCCATTTTTCAAAAGTCTAGAAGCCTGGTTCATCCAAAGAATAGACCAATAACACCATGAACGCTGGTCCCTATTATCGCCCGCGAATGATGCATCCTTTCTTTTAGTGGTCGTTTGAACATACTTTTTAATTGGGTCTTGTTGCCTTTCCGAAAGTGTTCTACCTCCGCTTGAATAAGGCGGGTCCGTAATAACCGCATCAACGCTCTCTTTTTGCAGCCCCCTCATTACTTCAATGCTGTCTCCTTCAATTAGCTGCCACATTATAAAAATCTCTCCTTTTTGTTTTGCCAACCCATTAAAAAGTAAAGATTTTAAAAATTATGCCGATAACATAAAACGTTATCCGGTAGCGGAAGCCAACCCGCCGGATAACAAAGAGGCCGAGTGCTCGAACACTCGGCCTCCGAATTATCGCTTATCAGCTTTAATAACTGTCTCAATGCACTCATTAGGTCTATAGTAAAACAGATTATCAACAAAACAAGCCTGCTTCTTAGCAGACCCGTTTACTTTTGCTTTATTCTTTTTTTAACTGCTTATCTTTCATTGCATCAACCCCAAAAATATATGCCTATCTAGGTCTTATGTACTAT